TGGTGTCGCCAGCATCTTTGAGGCGCTGACGGATTGCTTTTAGTTCTTCTTCGGTAGGCATTGGGGGAAAGTTCATTCTCATCTCCTGAGTGGTTAGACTGCTAATCAGTCGTGTGGTGGGCGTAAGTTACGTGGTGGCGCTGTTCTTGTCAACCGCTAAATCCATCGCCGCCAGCATTGCCCTGTGGTGTGGTAACTGAGCGCCTTTGCGCATTTCGATAAGGAACACCTCGGCCCAAAACTCACGGTCGGCAATCAGTTGGTGCGCGTCATCCAACAGCCCTTGTGGTACGGGCTTACCATTAATAAAGTCGTTCCACGTCTGATGTCTTAATCCAAGCAGTGCCTGAAACGCCGTTAGCGACATGCCGCTTTGTTGGTGGAGGTTGGAGAGGAGGGGGAAGGAGGTCATGATAGTCCTTGCAATCTGCCGTGAATTTCGGCACTATGATTAAGCCGAGGATGCAGCCCTCGGCACCTTACTTTAACAGAGTAAGGCAACTGCAAGTCTCTGGCGGGAGTCCTTGCAGCGTATTTTAGTTTACCATACATTTTACGATATGTCCCGCCCACGGTTGCCCTTCCCGAAATCAAAACGGGCGATGACTGCACGGGTGTCTTTACTCGCAAGAGGTTTCCGCACCCACCGACGACTAGGGATAGTCTAGGGGATATGTTGGCGTAACGTACTGCAAGTTCTCCGCGTGGGTCACGTGGGCAGGGGAGTGGTGGCTCACTATAAAAAGCAGCCTTCGTAAACGTGCCGTGGCAGTGTCCTACCTGTAAGCCGTGTCTGCTATCAAGCAGGGGTTTCACGGAAAGCGGGCTATTGTCTGAAACTAGCATACCTCTACAGTCCAATTCTTAGCACGTTTTACCATCATCTTAGCCACCTCGGGTGAGATTGCTCGCTTGCTGACGTAAAAGACGCGCAATGGGGTTGTAATACGAAGGCGGTAAAGCGTCACCATGGGAGGCCACCAATAAAGAGCGCCACAACACAAATAACCAACAAAGCACGTTCCCACACCCGGCTAGGCTCCGGCTTCAGGTATACAGAACGCCTCCCCGCATAGTGCGCTGGCATGGTTAAGCGAAGGTCACGCATGAAATGTTTGTTATGCATATTGTGAGTCCCTTTCCTCTTCGGTCATCTTTTCTTCACGGCACCACTCACACCAAACTACCTCTTTGTGCAGGCGCTTCATGTTGCCAACCTCGACAAAGCAATCCACGTCCATATCGGAGTCGATTAGGCGGTCGCACGCTTCGCAGCAAATCATGCTCATAAAACCTCCTGCGCGTTATCTAAAACACCGTCGCCACCACACTCTTCACAAGCTAGTGGACGCCCATAGGTTTCTGAAAATTGCTGCTCGCATAGGCAGCAAATGTCGCCTTCTTCCATGCGGGATTCCGTGGTTTCAGTTACGCCCATAACGGTTAGTATGGTACGTTGCTGGAACGCTATTTTCGCTTTGGCTAAATCTTTGAGGACTTCGTTCATATAGCATCTCCTGCTGTGTCGGACCGCTAATTCGGTCGCTTGGTGAAAGGTAGGTTAGGGCAACATAACGCCTATGTCAAGCGCTCATTTACGGCGTACATACCCGTTCTCTCGTGGCGCAACCATGCCTGTATTGGCGTCCGCCACCTTAAGCCGTAGCACTTCACCAGCACGCACCGCCCACACACTGCAGGGCTTACCAACGCGCTCGTGGTAGCGCTCCTGCCCTGTGAACCCCTCGGGGAATAGGACGTGGCAGTAGCCTGAACGAGTTTGCACTACAATCCTGTCTGGCCTGCAACTATGCAGCATCCCTTCTATGCGGTTTGGTGTGGGCATCTCGCAAAAACTCCATTCGTTGGGGGGGCTCCCCCGGGTTAAACAATAGCAGTCACTTCAGTAGTCACTCGTTGGTAGAATTCAGTTATAGTTTTCTTCGCAGCCTCAAAACCGTGTGAAACCGCGTAGTGTGTGTTTGGTGCCGCGAGGTGCGGCGTGTATGACTTATTATACCAATCCGTTTGTGCCGGACTGAGGTGGCTCTTACGGTCCAAGGTCTTCAATTCATGGAACAGAATGTGCAGCAGACCATCGGGGCCACGGAGAAAGTGGAATAGGTCCGTGATACCGACCGAAAGGCCCATAGCAACGAATTCCTTGCTATTTTCGTTCATCGTCGCCTGCGTTACAATAGCGGGGTACACGCGCTTAGTCCATGCCACCGTAGCGACTTGAATAGATGCCTCAACTCTCTTATTCGGTCCACGACTCATAGTGGGGCCTCACCCAGCAGGTCCTCAAGGGCGAGCTGTGATGTATCCACCTGCGGTTCCCAATGGTACTTGGTGATTCTAGGGAACTCCTCGCTGTGGTCCACCGTTATGCTATGCGGCGTGCGCAACGATTCAGCGTGGAACAGAAGGTCGTCCATCGTGTACGTGTTGATTGGACTGCCAAGGTCATTGCCACGTTCTTTGAAGAATTGTTGTGCGCGTTGCAAGCCCCATTGATTAGCGCCGGGCGAGACACTGAGCCATTCGCTGACGTTGCCATAGCGGCCAAAACCGCAGTAATAAGTCACTTTCAGCGTATTGGGCTTCCCCGCTTTGCCTTGATGTTCCTCATATGTCACAGCCGTGACTTCATAGGTATTGACGACCTGTTCGCGCTGGCCAGTGTAAATGGTTGCACTCGTGGAGTCGGCACGATTGCTGTGCGATACCACATTAGGCGCAGCCTCTGGCCACTCATAACCACAGTCCGAGCACTGCCGTGCTGTGGGTGGAACAACAAAGGTTTCGCACGTTGGGCAGATTCTTCCCGCTCCTGCTCCGCGTTCCTTGCCCTTGTCACCCGTATAAGGTGAGCCGAGGGGTCCATGTGTGGCGAAGTTGTTACCCATGTCGAGGACTAGGAAGTCGCGTTTGCCCGGATGGAGCCGCGTACCCCGGTAAAGGATTTGTTCAAACTTTCGCTTGCTCTTAGTGGCAAGGAGTAGCGCGATCATATCAACTGAAGGCATGTCATAGCCACGAATGAGCAGGGCTACGTTGACGAGGTACTTAATCCGCCCCTCATAGAAATCCTCAAGAATGAAGCCTAGCTCTTCCTTATCCGTATCGCCACTAACGAGGGTGGCGGGCATCCCATTAAACTCCATCGCATTGACCAGCACGTCCGCGTGGCGGAGGGATTGACAGTAAATGAGGACCGAGGAGCGGTCAGCACTGTACTGCTTAATCTTCCGCACGCTGAGCTCAAGAAGGGCCGGGTCACTGTAAATCTCCTCCACTGCACTGGCTACGTACTCACCAATTCGTACCGGCACGGCGCTGAGGTCGAGGGTGGTGCCGACTTTATTCGTTGGCGGCGTGAGATAGCCAGCGGTGAACAGTGGCGCAATCGGGATGTTCACAATTTCTTCACCCCACGTAATACGGCCAGTGCCGGTACGGAATGAGGTGGCTGTGAAACCGATTATGACGGGCGAACCGCACCCGGTGAAGAATGTCATGTACTGACTCTCCTCATCGGCGCTGTTAATTTCGTCACACTCATCAACAAGAATGACCGCTACTCCCTCCATCACAACCGAGGCAATGGACTGCACCGAGGCGATGGTAATTGGCCGTGTTGCATTCCACTCACCGAGGCCAGCGCAGTACATCCCAATGCGGTCATGGTAGGCCGGGTCGAACTTACTGTGATTTTGTGTCAGCAATTTTTCACTCCTAGCGAGTATAACTACGCGGCCCGCACCAAGTTCTAGGATGCGGGTGGCCACCTCCGCAATGAGGTGGCTCTTCCCCGAGCCCCCCGGTGCCGTAACGTAACCGTGGACGCCATCCCTGTAACGGTAATGGTTTAGAACAGCGTCCACGGCATTCTCTTGATAGTCCCTAAGTCCCATGCCCTATATACGCCTAGAAGGGAGCCTTAGTAGCCGGAGCCTCTACATGGTTCTCAGGAAGGTAACGCTTCACCTCAGTGTACTGCGGGTCCTTTTTCTGTTCTTGCACGTCCAAGGTCATGACGCGACCCTTGAGTGGCGTCGATGGTGTCACAGCCTTCCCCGTTGCATCAGCAATGCGCTTAAGCGATTGCTTAGCAATGTTGGCAGTCGTGGCATTAGCGTGCAGCGTATTATACCACACCTTAGCCTTCTTGCCCTTGAACTGGCCGCTTACGATTTCATACTCAGCGACGAAACCGTTGCCTTTCGTATCGGGCTCTTCACCGATAATCATCGCCTTGTAGATTCCTACAGGCAGGCCTTGGCGGTCCAGCTGCACGTCATCGGTAGTCTCAAATCCATAGTGATTACTCATTGGCAAATTTCCTCTTTCAATTGTTCATAGTTAAGGGGAACTTCATTACGCAACAACATACGGCCCCCGCCCGTATATGCCGCACTTCCACCCGCCATGAAGACGGGCTTAGGTTCACTTGTCTTTCCCTCCGTTGTTACATGGAAGCTGTAGTCAGCGAAGAGAATAAGGTCGGCCCACTCAGCAGCCTTAGCTGCCACGGCTTTCGATACCTTAAGTTCATACTTAGAGTAGGGGTCTTTAGTTGGCAGGTCGAGGGTCTTGATGGAACTGTGTGCGATGAGGAGCGCGGGGATGGCGTGACGCTCGTAGATTTTGTCCAGTGCGCGGAATAGGCGCATCACCTCTTCATCCACTAGGGACTGGCCAGCCCCATAAGAGAACGGCTTATAGACTTGGTCCTTGATTGACTTGCCATTGTGCAGCCCCTCCACCTTCGCTCTGGCCAGTGACTCAGCCCAGTCGAGCGAGTCCACGACGAGGCGGCCACAGGTGAACGCGCCCACCTCAGCGTCGTAAATGTGCATGAGCCATCCCATCACCGCGTCGTAGTCGTGCAGCTTCGGCGTGGCTCTTACCTTCTTACCAATATAGTTCAGGCCATCCTCGATGTTGATAAAGAACGGGTCAGGGAATGAAGCAGCGAAGCGTGACTTACCAATCTTCGGTACGCCGTAGGCCACGATTTTAGAGGGCATCTCCCGCGACTCGCCGGTAGTGATTTCTGTGAATTGCATTATGCGCTCCTTAACATGATGTGAGTGTTTTCTTTCATTGTGTACCAGTTGCCTGTAGGGCGCTCGTCAGCGATGCGCCGTTTATCCGGCTCGCGCGTTATCTTAGTACGAACGAACTCCTCTGGCACAGCGTCCACACTCTCAACGTCCACAACTTCGGTCTTGCGCACTCGGAACAATTCGCTTTCCACAATGCCGTTGCCCGTCATATAGTCTATGGCCGCCTGTTCTATCTTAGCTAGCTCGTGTTCAGCGCCACGACGCTTGGCGCCGGCTTGCCGCTCCACCGCCTTCAACTCTTCCACACGTTGGCGCGCCGTGATTAGCTGGTCGTGGATGAATTTCTCTTCTTCGTCATTGGTCATAGTTTTGTCCTCGGTTTAGTTTTGCATTTAGTTATTGCATGACGAACCATATAGTGCTAGTTTGTATTCGTCAAGTGCTAATTTACACCCCAGAGGATTATTTTATGAAAGACAATCGAATCGTTACCTATCTTAGTGAAGGCGTAGCTGCATGGGTCCGCAAACAAGCGGAGGCTATGGGCTTCAATGAATCCAGTTACATCAGGTTCCTTATTATGAAGGAAAAGCGCAATACGAAGGGTAAGTAAGCGCCATGTCGTATGAAGATGCATTACTGGCCCACGGCCTTCTCGGCCCATTCAATCCTGACGGCGATTTGCATCGTTGTGCCACACGCACCAAACCGCGCAGCACTAATGGATGGTATGTCGTCCACGCTGGTGGCAAAGCTGTCACGTATGGCGATTGGGCTAATAGCGGTGATGAATCCATCACGTGGGAAGGTGAGCGCCTTACTGCGAAGGACCGCGCGGCCATCCGCACAAAGGGTGAAGAGTTGCGTGAGATGCGCCGCGCTGAACAGCTAAGGCTGGCTGATGAGGCGGTGGAGTTCTATGAACAAGCAGCGCGGTCGGGGTATAGTGACTACTTGAAGGCTAAGGGCGTGGAGGCGCACGGGCTGCGCTTCGATGGCACCACATTAATCATGCCATTGCAGGACAGTACGGGGAAGGTGTGGTCGTATCAAAAAATCTACGCCACAGGTGCTAAGTATTTCATGCCCGGTGGACGGGTTCAGGGGTGCTATTACCTTATCACCTCTGGTCCAATCGCGGACTCGGATCGCGTAGTAGTCTGTGAGGGCTACGCCACGGGTGCATCCATTCACGCCGCTACGGCACTGCCTGTTGTGGTGGCCTTGAACGCGGGGAATCTGAAGGCCGTAGCGGACTCACTGCCATTCACCAACCTTTTAATCGCAGCTGATAACGATGCCAATGGAGTTGGGGAGAAAGCTGCGGAGGAATCGGGCTACCCATTTGTGATGCCGGATGTGGTTGGCTGGGACTTCAACGATGTTGCCGCGCATGGCAAGGACGTGAAACGGTACTTCATTGCGGAGTCCACGGTCACAACAGGGGCGGGAGAGTCCATTGCAGTCCACGGCCTCGTGGGTGAGATTGCTGATTGGATTACCGCTACAGCGATTAAGCCACAGCCGATGCTGTCCCTCGCTGCCGCTCTTAGTTTCGTCGCCATGCTCAAGGGTCACAGGGTGGCGGGTTATACTAACCTGCGCACTAACTTGCTGGTCCTCTCACTTGCCCCCACCGCAGCGGGTAAAGAACACCCACAGAATTGCATCAAGCGATTAGCCACTGCATGTGAACTTGATAAGCATATGATGGGCGAACCAGTTAGCGGGGGTGGATTCCTGACGGGCCTTAATAAGGCTAATCGCGTTGGCCTCCTCGTAATGGATGAGCTGGGGCGTTTCCTAGCTAACATCGCATCGAAGAATGCGGGGAATCACCAACGCGAGATAGTGGACTATATAATTAAAACCTTCAGCTGCGCCAACTCGGTGTTGAAGGGCCGTCAATACGTTGATGAGAAAAAGAACCCAACGATTGATGTAGAGCAGCCACACTTCTGCTGCCTAGGGAGTACGGTGCCAGAGAAAATGCTTGAAGCGTGCGGCAGCAGCGACGTGATTGATGGCTTCCTTAATCGCTGGATTGTCTTCAATGTGAAGGAGCGCGTGCCAAGGAATCAGAAGGTGAAGCACCTTGAACCGTCCGCTGAGCTGGTCGCTCAGATACGGGGCTACATGGCTACACAACCTTATGACCAGTATGGCAAGCCCACACCGCGCGAAGTTCGCTTTACGCCCGAGGCGTGGGAATACTTCACCCGCTATAGGGATGGGGTGGACCAATTAATCGAAGGGGCAGCGTATCCATTGGACCGCTTATACGCTCGATCGTGTGAGCATATAGAGAAGGTGGCGCTCACACTGAGCGATGGGGAGGATGTGCTGATAACCGATGTGCGTGCAGCCATCGCAATCGTAGAGCAATCGAACACGTCGATTATGGAATTCGCGGGCATGATAAGTGATAATATCTATGAGCAGGACTACGTTAGAGTGCGCGAGATTATTCGTGAGGCGGGTGAGATTCGCCGTAACGTCTTAACACGTCGGACCCAATTCATCCAAGGCGGCGAGCGTCGTCGGGCAGAGATACTTAGCGCATTGGTTGATGACAATCTAATTGCCTCGCCTCCTACGGGTGGAAGCAATGGCAAGCTCGTCACTTATAAGTGGTTGTCAAAGTAGCGTCAATGCTCTTCCGTTGACGCTACAATCGGCTCTCACCATAGCCTGAAGGGGAATCGTCAAAACGTCAAGGGGGGTCTATACAAACCCCACGAAATTACCTTTAAACTGCCTCGCGTGCGAACTACTACTACTACTATACTATACTATGTTGATGTATTGATGATTCTAATAATAAATAAGTAAGTTCAAGGGTTATATGTCAAAAGAAACGTCAAAATGCGTCAACAGCGTCAAAATCGTACACATAGTGTTTTTTTGTGCTTGACTAGCACTGCGAGGGGTGCCATAACTCCCTTACACGCAACGAACTACACCACAGGAGTTTATATGTCGCCAGAATACAAAGCAGCTTACGAAGCACACAACGTGGCAAGCCAAGCTTATACCAAAGTAGCCGAAGCTTACCGCGCTCAAGAAATCGGCGATGCTGAGTTCTTAGCTGCTCGCAAAGTGTACGACGAAGCCACCGCAATCTATGACGCTGCCTACGCTAAGGAAGCAGCATAACCAATTCGCAACGAACCACTGAGGAGAATGAGAGACATGGACGCTGATAGAATCCTTGCCATAGCTGGAAACAAAGCGCGCCACGGCGAATACTTTGAAGTTCACCGCTACCAGTATCGCGCTGAATCCACCAGAAAGCTTTGCGAGCGCCTATGCAAACAAGGAAAACTGAAGTTCGCTGGCCTCTATGGAAAATATTATGCTTATTGGCGGCCAGAGGATAAAGATGTTTTTGAGAAGGCCATTAAGCGCAACGAGGAAAATATGCGCAAAATCTATCTGAAAAACATTGATTGGCATCTGACACAAGCTGAGAAATGTCCCGTGTTGGCAGATTATCATCATAAAGAAGCTGATAAGTGCCGCGTTCTGGCTGGAGTTGTTTAACCACACCCCACGGGGTGCGAGAGGGAGGATGAGATGAGTAAGGTGGATGATGTAGCTTTGGCCATGGTGAACGCTTGCCGGGCTAAACGTGGCGAAGCTCCTGTTGAGCATATTGAAAAGATTGCCAAGGAAGCGGTTCCATATTGGCGGATTAAGGCAACAGCTGCGATTGAATACTTAGCAACACTTGGGGCAGCCCTGCAAACTGGCGACCAAGGAGAAGTGAAATGATTAAGATACAAGTTGCCACCGAAATTGAAATAAGCATTGCTGAGTTTCGTAAACGTATTGGTGAAATCAATACACCAGAACACTCGCTGTTCGATGTGGTGGAATATGTTGGGGAGTTCAAGAATCCTGCTATCGGACTAGTTATCGGCCTATCACTTCGTGCGGGCGGTTGGATGTATGATGTTCGCTCGCTAATTCGTGATGGTATTTCCAGCAAGACAATAGCAGCAAAGGACATTATTCGTGTTTTGACCCTGCAAACTGGCGAGGGGGCGTGATGCGGTACGAACTGATTGAAGGTGACACTAAAATTATTAACGCGCTGATGAAAGATGGTTGGACGCTGGAAAACACTTTCCCGAATCCGCATCCGATGCCTTATTTCTTCGCGCTAATGCGGCTGAATACGATGGATGAAGATGACTACAATATTCAGGCAGCTATCGAGAAAAACCGCACAGATTGTCACCCGTTTTAAGGACATCCCAATGAACCAGCAACCCGAGGAGGTGTGAGCGTGAGTAAGGATATACATGCGGTCATCGAATGGCTGGGCTCTGGCGATACAGGGATGTCCAGCAAAGCATTGGCTTTCGAGTTCCTTGGTAATCGTAATTACCCTGATATGGCCTCGACACCACTAGACCCCGCTGACTTGGGAAGATGCTTGCGGCTTATCGACAAGGTTCCGGCAGTGCGAGGCTCAGTTGATACATTGGCAGCTCGCTATGAATCGTGGGGCAAGATGGCTCCAGTTTGGGATGTGCTCGCAGAGTCCATGGCGGTCGAAGTTGGTATTGACTGGAGCAAGGGCAAGAAAGCGCCAGTTACCTACAAGAACATGCAACCATATACCAGATTCTAGGGGAACCATCATGAAACACCAGAACCAAATGGGGTTGAAGGCGACAGACCTCACCAATGCCGTGAACATCCCTGACCCACAAAGGCCGGGCATGCGTATCATTGGCTGGCGTGTGCCAGTCGAGAAGGCGGGGCTGAGTGATGCTCTGTTCTTTTTGGAACGCTTGCTAGAGGAGCGCCACCCTATTGCCCCAAAGGGGGATGAGTTGGGGGAGGTAACGAGCGCGGAATTGTACTGCAAAGCACGCGAAGCTTTTGATGAAGAACACAAGGATAGCTTGGTTGATCTAACGCTTGCTAGCAAACTATCGCTGAACCATGGGATGCCATATGCGGACGGTGAAACTACCTTACGTTGGTGGGGTTTCGAGAGCGGCTATGAACGTGGCTGGCAGGATAGGGCTGCCCTCCAAGCACCCGTGGCAGATGCCACCACACGCGAACCTATCGGCGCATGGAAAAAGACTAAAGACTCACGCTCTATGGAAGATGTGCTTTCAGGATTTCACCCTACTACGCCTATCGGGGCAGATGCCAGTGGGGTGGAACGGGTGGCTGAGTATATCTTCAATGGTCGCCATACTTACAAATGGGATGAGGCTACCGCTGTGCAAAAAGGCAAATACCGCAACGTAGCTGGGCTTGCCATCGCCGCTATGCCCACTCCCGACACGGCGGCCATCGAGTACGTCGAGGTAAAGGGCTGCAATTATAAGGGCGGAACCGTATATCTTGGTGACAAGCAATATCAACCCGGCAGCGAACCACTCTATCGTCGTGTCGCCAAAGCGTACCTAGGAGATAAATAGGATGAGTATCAAAGATGAAATGTTTGAGATTGCTAGGAAAGCTATTGCTGAACAGTACAAAGCCCAGATTCCCGAGGGTTACGAATTATGGAGAATCGAGGAGTTTGACCGTGCAAAGCACAGGGCACCGCACCTACTCATGGAAGGTTGTCGCAACCCGAAACTAAAGTATATCGCCAGCATACATGGCGGAACCGACAACTATTATCGCGCAGTCACAGAGTTGGGTGAAACCGCTACTCAAGCCGTTGAGGCGTGCCTAGCAAACCTCATTACCAACCACTAGGAGCAACCGTCATGAAGACCACCCACGAGGATACAATGCGCCGGGAGTTTGAACGCGAAGCCGATAATGTAGGGATGCCCGCTAATTTACGCAGCGCCGCACTGATGGGGTTCCGCTTGTGTTGGTTCATGGTTGATAGATGGCATAACGAAAGGATCGAAAAACAGGCGGAAACTATACGCTCAATGCAAGCCGCCCTCGCCCAAGCCCCCGTTGGGGTGACGGACGTAGCAGCAGAGCTGAAAGAAATCATGGAACAGTTAGAGCGCGTCGAGGGTAAGCAAATCGCTATCTGGTCGAATCCTTACGAGAATCCACGTGAAGGCGGTTACGTCACATGGAACGATGGCGAATACTGGGTAAGCAACAGCACCAAACGCTTGCGCAAGTTGTTCCCACACCTACTCATACAAGCCCGGTGGTCGGGAACAACGGAATGGAGGAAGTTATGCAACAAGGTTTCAAAGATATTGTTCAGCGTATGGATAACGCAATGGTTGGCTTCGTTGAGTCTATCGAACGCTTGGGTGACCTTAACGCTGACGATGCTCAAGTGGTTGCAAACTTCTACCTTAAAAGCAAATTGGCTAAAATGGATGCAGTTATTGGCCGCATCTCGGTAAAACATGGCGCTTACTTGGATAAAGAAATCATTGTAAAAGCACTTGGCATGGCGAAGGAGGCTGCGTAATGAGTACAAGGGCAAGTGTGCAGATTGTTGATGGCAATGATTGTTTATATTTTTACCAACATAGCGACGGATATCCGGAAGGACTTGGGGAAACGCTGAAATCGGTTCTTACGTTGCCGGGAGTAATATCCCAAAAAAATGATATTGAGTATCTGGCCGGAATGATAATGATGGAAGTGAATCGAGGTTATGTTGAGCAGAAACAGCGTATGCCCGATATGATGCCAGCCCTAGGCGTTCATGGAGACGAGGCTTATACTTATCGAATAGATGCAAATACGCTGGAATTAAAAACCCTTAAAGGGGCAAAAGATATGGCGATGGTAGCCTAGCTTAGTTGTGCCTATTTGTGGATAGTATTCACTTCAATCTTCATAAACTCACTGCCATCTATATAGTGGGTTCATGACCAATGATGGCAGAGCCGTAGCAAACTTCATTCTAGATTACTGTGATAGCAAAGGCCGCACGCTTACGAATGTGGCGATGCAGAAGGTTATCTATTTTTGTCATGCCTGGTCATTGATTAAGCTAAACAAACCCCTGGTTAATCAGAACTTTGAAGCGTGGCAGTATGGGCCAGTTCTCCAGTATTTGTATCACGAGTTTAAGGAGTTTGATCGTAGTCCGATTACATCTCGTGCGCATGCCATGAACATGAAAACGGGCAGGAAAGAAATTGCATCGCAAGAGTTCGATCAACAAACAACCGAGCTGCTTAAGGAGGCGGTTGATTTCTACAGCCCCATGAGCCCGTTCTACCTAGTTGAGCTTAGTCATGTTGAGGGGGGGCCTTGGGATAAGGTGTGGAATAATGGAGGCAAGGTCAATCCAGGCATGCAAATAGACAATAAAGCTATTGCCGAGTATTATGCGGCAGTAGAAAGACCACAGTGAGTGAAAGCACATGGCCAAGCGCGTTAAAGTCCCATCTCTCCAGCACCTTGCAAGGCTATGGTCAGATGATCCCGAGAAGGTTTGCAAAAGCCTTCTGAACATGGCGCTTAACCAACCAGAAGGAGATGAGGCGTGAGTGAGCAGTTTGATAGTTACGGATTTGATGTTAGATTAGGCGACACGATCCGAGTCCGCCGTGAGCCCACATTCCTGCCGTTCTTTTCCGGCGTCAACGTGCTAGACCTACCGGACGATTACGATATGTTCGTGCTGGACAGAAGGGCTAAGCGCAAGGAGGTGATGTTGTCACGGCAACCGCACACTTACGCAATCGAAACAGAAACGGGCGATTACTTGTGGTCTAAGCGTATGGAGATTATACCAAAACCATGCAATCCACCTGTTGTGACCCAAGCGAGAGGTGAGGGATGAGCGAGGAGACCACATTAACCGGAACCTTCCATGGGCGCTCTGAAGATAAGATGGATATGGTATTCAAACAGCCTGATGGCGGGAAGTTTAGGGTTGATCCGTTTGTTGGTTGCGTTGTTCTTCCAAATGATTATGACCCATTTACGGATGATGCTGCGGCTTTGATTCAGGATAAGGATTACAAAATTAAGGAAGATGAATTGGCATCAGGCACTTGGGAAGTGACGGGTAATTGGCATTACGGCCTGAGAACGGCATTGCTTGTTAGTTCGATGCGGTCGCTCCCACCTCCGCCTAAGGAGGGCGAGTGACCAACTGGACGCGTAAACCTTGGCCCACCCAAACCGATGAACAACGCAAGGTGCATGGGCAACGGTGTGCTGCACGGATTGAGTACATGAAAGCATTGGGCAGGGAGCCTACGGATTATGATGAGGTTTTGTTCCTGAAACAGTGGCGCAACCAATGATTCCGTTTACCTACATCGGCCCTAACTATTGGACATGCTCCCCTTGGGGCCATGCCGCTTGGTATATCGAGGAACCTGAGTACAATCGTTGGTGCTGGATACCTAGGCTTGACAACCCCGTGGAAGTGTGGCAGGAATAACGCATGGCTTTACCAGATGATTACAACGCACCTGCAACGGTCAACCATCCGGGCTACGACAAGATAGCTGGACAAGGTTTCCATACCGACCCTTCAAGAATAAACACCGCTGGAAGGCCAAAGGGCTCACGCAATAGGGCTACCATCGTCAGAGAGGCACTTGAGGCTATAATGGCCGGTTCTGACCAAATGGTGGTTGATGCCATTACAGCAGCAGCTATCGCTAAGGCTATGACAGGCGACATTCCGGCGTTCAACTCATTGCTTGATAGTGGATATGGGAAATTGACGGATAAACAAGTTATTGCTGGCGACCCCGATGCTCCCCTTAAAGCTGAAGTGAAGCACTTGCCCCCAGACGAAGCATATAAGCGTATTCTGTAATGAGCGTTTATGAGAAGCGCATGGAGCGGCTTGAGACCATCCGCGCTGATCCCGCTATTCTTGGTGGTCTAAAGGAATACTATAAAACCCACCCGGCTGATTTTATTAATGATTGGGGCATGACATTTGACCCACGCAATGCTGAGATTGGGCTGCCGTCCACCATACCGTTCACCTTGTTCCCCCGCCAACGCGAGTATGTGGATTGGATATACGACCGCTGGCAAAAACGTGAAGACGGGCTAACCGAGAAATCCCGCGACATGGGCGTTTCATGGCTATGCGTGGCAATAGCGGTGTGGATGTGGCTATTCTACCCCGGCACTGTGATAGGCTTCGGGAGCCGTAAAGAGGAATACGTTGACAAGATAGGCGACCCCAAGGCGCTGTTTTGGAAAGTGCGGCAATTTATAGAATTATTACCTCGTGAGTTCAGGCCAAAGGGCTGGAACGGCGAGAAGCACGCGCCACACATGCGAATACTCAACCCCGAGAACGGATCAAGCATCATAGGTGAGGCTGGGGACAACATCGGGCGCGGCAACCGCACCAGCATCTATTTCAAGGATGAATCAGCTTTCTACGAGCATGCGGACGCGATTGACGCAGCACTAAGCCAGACCTCGAACTGCAAGATTGATGTAAGCACACCTAACGGCAACGGCAACGCGTTCTATCGCAAGCGCCATGGTGGTAAAATACCTGTGTTTGCGTTCCACTGGACACAAGACCCCCGCAAGGACGAGGTGTGGTATAAGAAACAATGCGACATCCTAGACCCCGTGATTGTGGCGCAAGAGATTGATATTGATTATAACGCATCCACCTCGGATTCATGGATTGATGGTGAGACCATCACTAAAGCACAACGCACTGGCCCCGCTGATGTGGTGGCGAACGGTGGCTGGTTTGTCGGGGTTGACGCCGCGCACTTCGGGGATGATGAGAGCATTATTCATATGCGCAAGGGCAGGCTTAATCTAGCGCAAGTCGTGCGCAAGGGTGTTGACGGGATACAACTAGCCGGATTGGTCGAGAAGGAATGTGATGATTTAGTGGAGGCTGGGGGGGATATAGAAGCCATCATCATCGAGTTGGACGGGCCGGGTGTGTCTTGCTTCGACCAACTCAAGCGCGGCAAATATGGAAACAAGGTGATTGGCGTTCACACAGGTGCAAGGCAATCCGATGGCAAGAACTATAACCTCAAAGCAAAGATGTGGCGGCTCGCCAAGGAATATCTTGAGCAACCACCTGTTTCGATTGCCCCCTGCTCAGAACTTAAATCACAAATATCCTCAGTGAAGTATCTTTACAAGGACGGGCTGCTGCTGATGCAGAGTAAGAAGGATTATAAGAAGCTATATGGGAAATCTTCAGATAGGGCGGATGGGTTTGTGCTTACCTTTGCAGTGCCACAAGGTTCCCGCCCTAAACCAAAACCAATTCAACCCTCCGGCTGGATGGGATAGCGCTTGACAACTTCGTCTTGAATCTTTACACTGCCCCTAGATGAGCCGCATGGGCTATCTGTAACCCGCAATTACAGGTAATGCTATGGCCGCTATGAACATCAACGCTAAAATATATGTAGTGGCGGCTACAACGGCATCGGCAAGCGTCACACTCACCGCAGCGGATGCGCTGAACACTTCGGTTCTCATTACCAATGATAGCACGGACGACTTGTTTGTGGCGTCCAGTAACGCGGCACTCACCGCAGTCTATCCCACCTCGGCTTCTGTGCCTGTAAACGGCAACATTATCCCAGCCAACACCACCCGCGCCTTCACAAAAAACCCCGGCGACAACGTTATCTCGTGCATCCGTCAAGCTGGAACTGGCAACATGTCCGTAGCAGTAGGTTACGGCGAATAATCTAAGACAGGTGTATTTTGGAAAAAGACGACATCATTGAGATAGCGCGCACTGAATTTGTTGCGGATGTAGCTCATTGGTCGGAGATTTACGAAAAGGCTGAAGAAGATTTAGTTTTCCTGAGTGATGAGCCGGGTGCTCAATGGGAGCCTAAAGGCTGGCGTGCTAGAAAAGACTCAGGCCGTCCCGCACTCACAGTAGATCAGTTAAATCAATTCGTGCATCAGGTGGCGAACGATGAGCGCCAGAACACGCCAACGATTGACGTAGTGCCTGCGGAAGACGCGGACATTGAAGACGCTAAGATGATTAAAGAGTGGATTCGCGGCATTGAATATAAATCCTCTGCCGATACGGTCTACGATGCAGCTGGATTAGATGCGATTAAATCGTCCTTTGGCTTCATGCGGGTTGACCATGAATACGCCAGCCGTGATGGGTTCGAGCAAGAACTCTGTATCAAGTACGTCAACAACCAGTTTGCTTGCTACATTGACCGCAACTCAGTGGAATCAGACGGGCGTGATGCTAAGCATGCGTTTATTCTTGAGCAGATGTCGGTCAAGGAGTTTGGGAAGAAGTATCCCGATGCCACGGCTATCTCATTTGAAGGTGAAGTAAAAAGCACGCCCCTGACTGAGGGGATGATTCAGCTCTGCACGTTCTACATGATCGAGGAAGAAGCGCGCACCATTAGTGCTAATGGCAAATCCCGTCAAGTCAGCGAAAAGATCGTGCGCTGCTACAAGCTTTCAGGTCAAGACGTGCTGGAAGAAAGCGTGTTCCCGGGTGAATATATCCCGATTGTGCCTGTATATGGCGAGGAATGCTGGATTAAGGGCAAGCGCCACTTAAAATCGCTGATTCGTATGGCTAAAGAAGGCCAGATGATGTTTAACCTGTGGAAGTCTTTAGAGGCCGAGTTGCTGATGAAGCAGCCACAAGCTCCATTGCTTGCTGCTGAAGGTCAACTTGCTGGTTATGAAGATGGGTATATTGATCCTACGAAGTTGGCAGTGCTTACATACCGTCAGACGGATGTGGATGGTAACCCAGCAGGCCCACCGCAACGTTTAGCAGCACCGCAGATTCCTACTGGCATTGTCAACGCCGCGCGTGAGTCGGTGGACGACATTAAAGCTACGATGGGTCTATACAACGCTTCTATCGGTCAGCGTTCCAATGAAACCTCCGGCGTTGCTATCGCTCGCAGACAGGAAGAAGGCAACACCGCAACCTATCACTTCCCCGACAACCGCACTCGTTCCATTACGCAGGTGGGGCGTATCCTTGTTTCGGCGCGTAAGGTGATTTACGACAGTGCGCGCATTGTTCGTGGTATGGATAGCGAGGGCAATCCTACACAAATCGGCATTAACGGCGAGATGGCCGACAAACAAGAGCGGACAATTGATTTTACCAGAGGTGACTTTGATGTTCGTGTGACCACGGGGGCGAATAGCATTACCCGCCGCGAAGATGCTGCTAACTTGTTGGGTGAGGTTATCAAGGGCAACCCTGCCATGCTACAAACCATCGGCGACCTATGGGCGAAGAACCTTGATATTGCCGGTGCGGATGCCTTGGCTGAGAGATTGCGCAAGATCGTACCGCCTCAGTTGCTTGAAGGCGAAGATGGTCAAGAAGTGGATATCGAGAAACAACAAATGCAAGTTACGCTTCAACAAATGCAGCAGCAGCTAATGCAGGCACAGGCGATGCTGGATGATAAAAAAGCTGGCGATCAGATGAAAATGCAGGTCGAGCAAAGCAAACTCCAACTGGATGCTGCTAAGTTGCAGATTGAACAGGAAAAGGTGGCGAACGACCGGCTTAAGATTCAGGTTGACGCGGAATTGCGGGTTGCTGAGATGCAGAAGCCCGCTGAGCAACCAACACAACCATCTGCGCCCACTCGCAACAAGCTTCCTGAAGGCTACGAAATCCATAAAACACCCGAAGCCTTGGCGATGGAAGATGCCCATCATGCGGATGCGATGACCATGGAACAGCAAAAACTGATGATGGATGAGCAGAAACTAGTGCTAGAGCAGCAAGAGAACGAGCAGCGTGCCATGCAGGCCCAAATGATGACCGAAGTGCTGATGGGCGTTAAATCATCACTCGACAACCTAACCGCGACCGTAGCGCAGCCCAAATCTGTAGTTTACGACCCTAACGGCATGATTGTGGGGGTTAAGTGACGCTATCCATTACACACACCACGATTGCCACGTTTCCCGATGAGCCGGGAGCCGAAATAAATAAAGCAGAATGGAACGCGGCCCACGCGCTTACAGGTACGCTTGACCCGTCACAAAACAATGTCGCGGTGGATGGCGTAACTATCACGGGCGATGGAACCCCCGGCAATCCTCTCGTTGCCGCTGGCGGCGGTTCGGGTGTAGCGCTTGAATCGACAATCACCCAAGCAGCACACGGCTTCAGTGTTGGTAATCTCGTTTACCTTGTCGGCGCTACTTACACCCTAGCTTTAGCAGATGACGCAGTAAGCGCGGAGGTTGTTGGGATTGTTTCGGCGGTGGGTGGGGTGAATACGTTCACGCTCACGACATCAGGTAGGGTCACTGGGCTAAGCGGCCTTGCTGCTGGAACGGTTTACTTCCTATCACCTACGGTTGCGGGTGCGCTGACCTCCACACAGCCAACTACTGACGGGCAAGTGGTTAAGCCGGTGTTCGTTGCGGACAGCACGACAACAGGCTATTTCATTAACTATCGTGGTGAGGTCATCACTAGTTCGGGTGGTGGTGGTGTTACCATATCGCAGGCCACGGTTGATTTTGGGGCTTTTAGCTACATGGCCACGACAGACATTGTTGACGCAACGGTGACAAGCAGCACGTACGTTATGACGAGCATTGGTGGAACAGGTGGACGTGATGCCGATGAATTAGAGTTTAGCCCATTATCGGTCGCGGCAATCGTTACTGACGGGGTTGGGTATCAGATTATAGCCTCTGCGCCTAACGGGGCGGATGGACAGTTCAACATTAACTACTTCAAAGGATAAAAACATGGCTGTTATCACCAATCCCTTAGACGCCAACGGGAACGTCGAGGTTAATCTTCCAGTAGTTAAAGACGATACTGGCTATGCCGTAATGCTTGGCGAAAACCATGATGGCGCAGCTGGCCTTTCGACTCCATTACGCAGAGCTTTGCGTGTAACACCAGACGGGCGCTTGCGTGCTGGTATAGATCAAGTGCAGTGGGAAGATACGTTCAACCATACGATTGTTGATACAAGTGCGTATCAGTGCGTAACATCCACGGCTACGCTAGCAGTATCTGGTGGTTATTGGGTATTTAACTCAGGCAACTCGGTTGCGGTGAACGCCGTCGCGCGTGTTCAGACTTATCGTACCTTCCAATTATCGGCATCTTCGACTAACGAAGTCGTTTTCCGCGCTCGCTTTAACGTAGCCTTGCAAGCAAACTCCATTCTTGAAATGGGGCTGGGCTTTGCTGCGGGCGCTTCAACCCCTACGGATGGGGTTTATTTTAAAGTCAACACCGCTGGTGCATTGCAAGGCGTTGTGAACGTCAACGGCACAGAAACCGCTACTGCACTGGCATTTACACCAGTTGCAGGTGAGAACAACTTCTACCGCTTAGTGCAAGACCAAGACCAAGTTGAGTTTTATATTAACGGCATTTTGTATGGTGTTGTTGCAGTATCAGCCTCTGCCGCTGCTACAAGCAACTCACGTGCGATGCCATTACTAATGCGCTATTATAACGCGGCCTCCTTATCTACCGCATTCCGCATGGAAATATCGGACGTTGCCGTAATCAGCCACGACCTTGCAAACAATCGCCTATGGTCAACGGCTCGCGCTGGTATGGAGCAATCCTCAGTAAACAACGCAAGAGGCTCTGCCGCTGCCCAAACAGCAAACTACGCAAACAGCGCGGCTCCCGCATCTGCAACCCTTTCAAACACGGCTGCCGGTTACACCACGTTAGGTGGTCAATATCAGTTCGCTGCTGTGGCCGGTGCGGAAACTGACTACGCATTGTTCGCGTTCCAAGTCCCTGTTGCTAGTGCTGCCGCTGCTGGTAAAAACCTCATCATTCGTGGTGTGCGCATTGAAGCAATCAACACAGGCGCTGCGGTTGCCACAACGTCTACAGTATTACAATGGGGTCTTGGCGTCGGTTCAACTGCTGTATCACTTGCCACGGCTGATTCTGCTACGGCTGGTACTCGCGCCGCTCGGCGCATTACGCTTGGCTTGCAGGCATTCCCGATTGCTGCTGCCATTGGTACGGTTGCAACCCCTATTGATGTCAATCTCGATGCTCCTTTATATGTTGCGGCTGGTACGTTTGTGCACGTCATTCTGAAGATGCCAATTGGTACAGCCACGGGTTCACAGATCATTCGCGGAACGGTTACCATCAACGGCTGCTGGGAATAGACCATGGCACTCACAAACAAACAGAAGAAACAACTCAACATGCGCATTGATGAACTCGTCAAGGGCGGGGTTGATGACGATCAGCTAGAACTCTACCGTAACGCAGTGGGTGCAGATGATGTTTATGCCCTCGCTGAAGTAGCGGATTACGCGGCCCGCAACGTTCCTATCTGGCAGGGGCAAATCGACGCGCTGGACGCAAAGAAAGCCGAACTCAATAAAAAAATCAACCTGTTCACCTAGGTAAATCATGGCTAATAGTGCCTTTACAAATGGCGGAGGTGGCGCGGTTGATTCAGTCAACGGGCAAACCGGCGTTGTTGTGCTTGATACGGGGGACATAGCGGAAGCTACGAACCTCAACTATGTGAGTGATGCACAGCTTACTGTGATTGGTAATACAAGCGGCACGAACACTGGCGACCAGACATCTATCATCGGCATTACTGGAACTAAGGCGCAATTCGACACAGCATGCAGTGACGGCAACTTCCTCTATGTTGGTGATGTAAGTCAATATACCGACGAGATGGCACAGGATGCGGTTGGCGCGATGATTAACACATCGCTTACCTATGTAGACGGCACGCCCTCGCTGGGGCTTACTTCTCGCACGATCAACGGCACTGCATTTGATGGCACTGCCAACATCACGGTCACGACAGCGGCTGGTACGCTAACAGGCGCGACCTTAGCAGCAGGTGTAACGGCCTCCTCATTAACCTCAGTTGGCACGCTGACCGGTCTTGATGTTGTAGGCACTTCCGCAACGCTCGTAAGAATGGGGCAAAGCACCGCCAACCCCGCGCTTAGAATCAACAGCAACACAGCCAGCAGCATTAACGGCTGGGAGATTATCTCCAGCGCTTCAGGCAACGAAACAACCCTTAGAACAATCAGCAGCGCAACGGACGCACCGGGTAGCATTGGGACTAAAGGAACAGCATACCTCGACATTACATCGGGCAACTTCGTCACGCTTAAGGTAAATGGCGGCAACAGCGTTGCATGCTCTAATACCGGGACAACGTTTGCTTATGCCTTCCGTGGCTTTAGCTCCAACACATGCTGGTCATTCACCGGCAACGCCGACAGTAACCTAACTGCCTCCACTGAAGCTAAGGATATGTACCTGAACTTTGCGCAGGAAAAATCCTATGCAGCGGGCGCACTGGCGACCCACCGCTCGCTTCATATCAGTCCGAGTATTGTAGCGTTCGCCGGTGCTTCAACTCTGACTAACTGGCGTGGTGTTACGATTGATTCAGTGGCAGTCAATGGAACCAACGCAACGGTAACCAATGCCACCACGTTAACCATCCCAGCCCCTACCGGCGCTACCAATAACTATGTTATGGACATTGGCGCAGGCGTGACCAAACAAGCAACAACCACTGTCGGCGCTCTCATCGCAGCGGGTACTGCAGGTGCAGGTGCCCGTTCAATCGTTTCAGATGCTTCGGCTCCCACTTTCGGCGCAACAGTCACAGGCGGTGGTGCAGTAGTTGTACCAGTTTATTCAGATGGGACGAACTGGAAGGTAGGCTAGTGGCTGGCATATTCTCACGGTTCATCTTTAACAACGCCATCTTCAACACGGATTTTGTTGAGCAGGCGCTCGATATTATCCATGGCCCCAACAACAAGCATCATGCTGATTGGCGCACCGAATATGAGAATGAAAAATACCGTGCAGCTAAAAGGAAAGAGAAGCTAAAGCAGGAAGAAATCATCCGTCTTCGGTTGGAGGCGCAAGCTAACCTCGTCCAACAGCGTGAATTAAAGGACGCCAAGGACAAACAATCCCTGCGCCAGATGGCTGCCTTAGAGCGTGAAGCCGCGCAACTTCAGATGGATATACAGAAAAGCATTGCAATTTTACTTGAGCTACAACGGCAATCCGTGGTACATAAAAACAACCTAGCGTTTCTAGTGCTATCAATGGCAACCCCATTTGGAGGGCTTCGTATGCAGTGATTCCGCAGTCCATAAGACGTGCAATAGAATAATCACTTTACAAACCAACCAAAAGGATTTAATATGATAGATATCGTAGAAGCTGTTTCTGCCGAGTTCGCATCTGAACCTGTAGTAAACGAGCCAGCCCCCATTGAACCTGTAGAAACTACCGAAAAGGTAGAAACCCCGGAACCTGAAAAGGTCGAGGAGCCATTTGAGGGTTCAAAGAAGGAAGAAAACGCCATTGCCCGCCTTAAAAAGCAGCGCAATTCGTTACAGTACGATAAAAAGGTCTTGCAAGAAAAACTCGCTCAGTATGAGAAGGCGAAGCAAGCCCCCGCTCCAAAGCAGGAAGACTACCAAGAATGGGAAACCTTCCAAGATGCTAAGACGGATCACAAAATTGAACTAAAAACTGCCGAGCGTGAAGCTGAACAAGCCAAGGCCCGTGTAGAAAATGCAGATAACGAGTGGACACAAGAACGCCAAGCCGTCGCCAATGCGCGCGGTGCAGCCCTTGAAAAGGAACACCCGGCTATCTCTAAACTTGTGCAGGATAATTTCCATATTATCAGTGCCTACCCTCCCGAAATCAAGAAAGCCCTATTAGAAGCAGATGACGCACCGCTTGCGCTGGCGAATCTTGCCATAGAAGGCCGCCTTGAAGATTTAGGCACCATGACCCTAGCCCGTGCGGCAATGGAGATTGGGAAGGCCGAATCAAAGCCCATCCTGAAGAAAACGACCAACGCACCTGCTCCACTTTCACCTTTGCGTGAGAGCGTCAGCACGGGGCCGAATGTCAACAACCTGTCACCTGATGACTTGTTGAAGCTCATACGAAAGGGATAGCGCCATAGTGGGGTTATCCTTAACCACTTAATTAAAGGATAACTACCATGGTAAACGCAGTATTAACCGCTAAGAACGCGCCGGGTGTCACCGCCAAGCTCGTTGCGGCACACCTCAAGGAAAAGGCTAAGTTCATCCGTTCCATCTCGAAGGAATCGGACACCACTTGGTCTGACCAGTATAAATCCGCTAACCCGGGCGACACCATCTATGTGAAGAAACCTGCCCGTATGACGGTTGGTTCCAACATTGACGTAACCTCGACCATCCAAGACTTGCTGGAAGAAAAAATCCCGCTGGTATTGAACAAAGTAGCCAACGTCGCGTTCAAAATGAACTCGCTGGAAACCGCCTATGACCGTCCAATTAAATATTGGAACGACGCATTTGTTGAGCCAGCTATGAATGCCCTCTCGGCTGAGATGGACAAATGGGCGCTTTCGACGGCTGCAACTGGTGTTGCTAACCTCGTGGGCACCGCTGGTACTCAGGCTGGTGCGATTCTCGGCTTCCTGCAAGGCGCGCAGAAAATCTACGAGAACGTCGCTCCAGAAGGTTCGGACATGTTCGGGATGATTAACCCTGCCACCAACACGGCAACGGTTGACGCTCGTAAAGGTCTGTTCCAAAAGTCGGATCGCATCGCAGAGCAATATGACCGTGGCTATATCGGCCAAGGTGAAGGCTTTGAGTATATGCGCTCGAACCTCCTCCCAACCCTCACCAACGGCACCGCAACGGGCGCGCACACTGTGACCACGACTTCGGTTACCGGCGCAACCACCCTCGCAGTAACGGGTACGGGCACGCAGACGATTACCGCTGGTACGGTTATCAGCATCGCTGGTTTCAAGGAAGTTCACCCAATCACCAAGCAGGCGTATGCTTATGACAAGCAATTTGTTGTAACTGCGAATGCTACGGCGGTTGCTGGTGCGTACACCTTGAGCATCAGCCCTGCGATCTATGGCCCAACTTCGGGTTCGTTGCAGAACATTTCTGCTCTGCCAACCTCGACCTCGGTTGTTACCATTTTTGGCGTGGCTTCGACGGCTTACGCTCAGAACCTGCTGTACCATCCAGATGCATTCCGCTTCGTTTCGATTCCGCTTTACACGCCTAAGAACCGTGACTTTGCGGCTTCGCAAGAAGTAGATGGCATCAACGTTCGCGTACTTCGTGACTTCGACATCCGTACATCAGAGAGCATCATGCGCTTTGATATTCTGGGTGGCTTGGCGCTAGTACGTCCTGAATGGTCGTGCCGTTACACCGGCTAATTAACTGGGGCGGGGGAAACCTCGCCCCCTCTCACCTTTAAGGAGTATTTATGTCTGGTGTACTTTTAGGTAACGTGCGTGCGGTGAACATCACAACGGTGACGTTTGACCCCGCTATCGTTGCTACCATTACCACTGCTGAGCAAACTGTAACTGTACCGGGCGTAAAGCTCGGTGATGTTGTGTTTGTTAGCAAGCCTACCCTTACCGCTGGCCTTGGTATTGCGGGTGCTCGTGTGAGCGCTGACGATACTGTAGCCATTACGTTTGTAAACCCAACCGCAGGCGGCGTAAATGCCGGTTCGGAAGTTTACACCATCCTGAGCATTCGCCCTGAAGTAGTCGGCGGCGTGCCAGTAATCCAAGCCTAACGAGCGGGAGCTTCGGCTCCCGTTTTTCTCATGAGGTTTTATGACCACGGGCTTAAATATCATCACGAAAGCCTTACAAAAGAACGGTGTACTCACCGCTTCGGAGGCTCCTGACGCGGATATGGCGGCAGATGGCCTGTCAGCACTTAATGCCATGCTTAGTTCATGGTCGAATGATTCCCTGCTTTGCTATGCCCGCGTCTGGGAGAGTTTTAACCTTGTGGCCGGTACGTCATCCTATACCATCGGCACCGGACAAACATTTAACACGACGCGCCCCATTGCTATTGTGGATGGCTGCTACACGCGCCTTTCTCCTTCCTATGATGAGCCTATCTCTGTCACGACGGATGAACTTTATAACGGCATTGTCGATAAAACCACCAGAGGTCGTCCACGGGTAATGAGTTACGATAACGGCTTCGCATCAGGCACGATCCGTATGTGGCCCGTTCCCGACCAGACATATTCGCTGTTCCTGTTGAGCGAGAAACCTTTAGCCTCGGTAACTTTGGCGGCGGATATTGTATTCCCGCCGGGTTGGGAGCGTGCGCTTATCTTCAACCTTGCGATTGAACTATGCGCTGATTATTCCCAGCCTATCACACCTTCCCTGCAAGAAGTGGCAGCCAAGTCCAAAGGCTCTATCGCTCGTGCGGTATTAAAGAACCGCAGCCTACAATCTTACGCTCAGGTTAGCGGAAACGATAATATTTATTCCGGGTATTACGGGTGAAAATAGGTCTACTTGGTGGCAGCTATCAGGAGCGTTCTTTGCCGCTGGATGCACAGCGCAGCATCAACTTATTCCCCGTTCTTGACGATAAGGGTGGTAAAGAGGTTGGTGCGCTATATGGAACACCGGGTTTGTCCTTATTCGTAACCTGTGGCGTCGGCCCTGTTCGTGCCTGCTTTTACTCTGCTAACGGTCGGTGCTTTATTGTCAGTGGAACAGGTTTGTATGAACTCACTTCTGCTGGTGTGGCGACGTTACGCGGGACACTAGATACATCATCCAGCATTGTTTCGATTGACGAAAACCCCTTCCAGCTTGGTTTCTGTGATGGGACTTACGTCTATACCTTTACCTACGCCACCAACACCTTCCTGAAGGTGATTGACGCGGATATCCCGATTGCGGGAACCCTGACCTACCTTGACGGGTATTTTATTATTACCAAGGTCGATACTGGGAGTTTCTACATTTCTGCGATTAACAACGGCGATTCATGGGCTGCTTTGGACTTTGCCACGGCAGAATCATCGCCCGATCAGTTACTCCGTTGTATCAACGCGGTCGGTCAGCTGTGGCTGTTTGGTACTAAAACAACCGAGATATGGAGCAACACCGGGGCTTCAAGTTTCCCGTTTGCCCGTATTTCCGGCGCGAAGATGGAAACCGGCATCCTTGCCCCTCACAGTGCTGTTCCAGTAGATAACAGCGTGATTTGGGTGGGACGGGATAACATCGGTTCGGGGGTTGTTTTCCGTGCACAAGGGTTTACTCCCCAGCGCATCAGCACCAATGCTATTGAACTGATATTGCAACAAGCCAGCAGCCCCTCGACGTTGCGGGCCTATACCTACCAGCAGGATGGGCATACGTTCTACGTCATTACGGGCGGCGGTCTTTCAACAACCCTCGTCTATGACCTTTCAACAGGTTTCTGGCACGAGCGGGCCTACACCAATACGTCCGGTGTGTTTGAGGCGCATCTAGGGGCATGCGGGGCATTTGCGTTTGATAGGCAGCTGCTAGGCGATAGGCGCAATGGTTCAGTTTATACTATGAGCATGACGGTTTATTCTGATAACGGCGATGCAATAGCCCGTGAGAGAATTTACACGCACATATCGGATGAGAACAAACAAATACGCTATAATTCATTGGATATTGGTTTTGAGGTTGGTTTAGGCTTACAAACGGGACAAGGAAGTGCGCCCGTCATGTCTTTGTGTGTTTCCCGTGATGGCGCTAGAACATGGTCTAGCTGGCAAAATAAAAGCATAGGAAGGGTCGGGAAGTACCTCACCAACGTAGTATTTAAACGCTTAGGCGTTTCCCAGATTATGACGTTCCGCTTGCGGATAAGTGACCCAGTCCGGGTTGCTATCACCGGCTCGTATCTGAGGTAGCAATGAAAACAATAAACTTATCAAAAGGCAAGCAAGCGATAGTAGATGATGAGGATTTCGATTATCTGAGCCAGTGGAAGTGGTGCGTTAATAGCGCCGGTTATGCAGTGCGTGGTGTGCATCACTACGAAAACGGGAAAAGAAAAACCACCCTTATTCTTATGCATAGGATTATTAACGAAACGCCTGATGGCTTCTATACTGACCATGCCGATGGCAACCCCCTAAACAATGCCAGAAGCAATTTGCGAAACGCCACGAAAGGCGAAAATCAAAGGAATATGAAGCTTAGGAAGGATAGCTCTTCTGGCGTGAAGGGTGTGCAGAAAAACGGCAAGAACTGGATGGCTGGCATAAGGGTGGGCGGCAAACGGCTTCACTTGGGAACTTACACAAGTAAAGAGCTGGCATCGCAAGCCTATAATGAAGCGTCACTAAAGATATACGGCGCATTTAGTGCAACTAATAGGGGGCTATAAGTGGCGCTTTCACCACCACCCATATATGCTACTGTGGTCGAGCAGGACGGCAAGGCGACGTTGCCGTGGATTCTATTCATGAACCAGCTTTACGAGGGCGACAACGGCAGCCCCGCAACGGGCACGAATAGCTGGACGCCAACGTTTACAAGCTTGACTCAGGTGGGCGTTCCTAGTATAACTGGTAAGTACTATCGTAGCGGTCAGTTCATTGACTTCTGGGTGAAGATTGTGCCGGGAACGAGCACATCTGCCACAGCTGGAACGACCTACATAGGCTCCCTCCCATTTACTATAACATCGGACACTCATTGCAGCGCTGTAACTGGCACGACTGGTGTGGGTTTAGGCGTAATTCAGGCAAGCACGGGGCGTATTTATGTCCCATCATGGAGCTTAGTAACATCCCTTTTAACAATCACTGGACGAGTTGAGGCATCATAATGGAACCACTAGAACAACAGGATATGCAGCAGGACGCGGCACAAGGACGTGGTGGCGATACCATCCTTGCCCACCTTTCGCTTGGTGAATTAGTCATCCCGCGTGCGTTCCTTGATGACCCGCAAGTGATGGAAGCAATGAAAGCGCTGTTTGATGAAGCGGGCGCAAACATCAACCAATATATTGTTGGTGACCCCGCAAACAGCATCAACCCAGAAACGGGATATCCTGAGTTCGGGTTTTTTAAAAAGATATTCAAGGCAATTAAGAAAATCGCCATTCCTGCGGCACTATCCTATTTCGGCGCTCCGTATCTTAGCAGCGCGCTAGGCGGCGGTACTATCGGTGGGGCACTAGCTGGTGGCCTTACGGGAGCTGCTGGGAGCGCGATTACAGGTGGAAACCCGCTGACCGGCGCTTTAACGGGCGGGCTTACGGGGTATGCGGGCGCAGGTGGTTTTGATGGCACGGGTATCGGTGATATTCTTGGTAAAGCCCCGAGTATAGGGCAAGGGCCGAATCTTGATGGGAGCGCTGGTTATAATATCGCTGGCAGTGGTATTAAGGGTGCTGTTGCTGATATTATCCCTTCCTTCGGCTCCGGCGCAATCCAAGGCGCTGGTACGGGTGCATCGACTTCAGCTTACGGCGGTTCGAGCATTGGTAATATCCTTGGTGGGCTTTCGAGTGTTGGCGCACAGGATGACGCAGCGGAGAAACTGCTCGAGCAACAGCGTTTGGCACAACAGCAATACGAGCCGTTCCTCAATCAGACGTTTGATGCGGGCGACTTCAAAGCAGACCCCGGCTATCAGTTCCGCCAGCAAGAAGGCGAGCAAGCCCTTGCGCGTCGTCAAGCTGCAAGCGGTGGGTTGTTCTCTGGCAACGCTCTGAAGG